CAACGCTATGGCAGTATGGGTGCTCCACAGAATAGAGGATACGAACTCATCACTTACACAAGTCCTGATGGCAAACGAACCATAGTTATACCACACTTCAACGGTAAACCCATGAGTGCTGTGCCTACAGGTTTTACTGAGCAAGGTGGAGCAGGTGCTACGGCAGGTGGTAGTGGTGTTGGCATGACAGATGATGAGGATAGAATTGATGACATGGAGGCACAACGTCTAAGAAATATAGATCAGCCTGTTACAATAGATCCTTTGATGCAAGCACAGTTAGATAAAGACAGACAGTTAACACAACCAAAAGCTGTTGAAAGCTTTACAGGAAAAGATTTTGCTGACTATTATAATCAAACACAAGGTTTTGGCATAGATGATATAGCTAGAAATGTTCCTCTTCTTGGAGGTCTAATGTCTATGCAAGATGATAATATAAGAAAGGCAGCATTAAAAGGTTTACAGGATGGGACATTAAAGATAGGCAGTGAAGATGAATTTAACGCTATAAAAAGTCTTGTGACCACTGCTCCTCAACAAAGTTTTCTCTCTAAGTTATTTGGTGCTAGAGAAGATTTTACAGCACCTACAGGGCTACCAGAAACTTTTGCAGACTACAATAAAGGTAAACCTATAGGAGCAGATTTAGGTCCAGATAAATTTGTTATGGATTATGGCTTTGTGCCTACAACAGCAAACACTAAAGCTGAGTTAGATGATCTACCTGCTAATACAATCTTGTCTCCTGATAATGCTACAAACATAATAAGAGACATGGGTAAAAACATGCCGTTCAAAGGCACTATGTCTGAGAACATATCAAAAGCCATGCTTGGTATAAGAGAAAAAGAAAAAGTAGATCCTATAACAAAAGAAAAGAAAACTGTGGCTGTTGTAAATTCTCCAGAGGGAGAAAAAGAGTTAGATGCTAAAACAATGAGAGGTTTTGTTAATAATGCAGAAACAATACAGCAAAGTGTTTTAGATCTTACTGCAGGAAAAAGAGCAGATGGATCACCTGATACTAGCAGACCCATTGGATCTGGACCTCCAAGTGTAGAAGAGATATTTAATGAATTACATGGTTTTGATAAAGGAGGTCTTGCCTCCAAACCTAAGCCAAAACCAAAACGTAAGCGTACCACCAAGAAAGGACTTGGTGTTAAAACGAAGGCGACCTGATGAAAATCAGCCCCAACAATAGGAGTAATTATTATGCCAGAGTTAGAGAACGTAGAAAAAGTAAAAGTAGCAGGATTCGTTGATCCTCGCCCACGCAAAAACAAAAACGCAGAGCGTATCAAAAAAGATGAGGAGGAACTGCAAGAGCTTCTCAAAGCCAAAGAGCAAGGAGATAATCCTGCTGAGGAGGTCAAAGAAGCATCTGCTCCTGAAAAGGGAGAGGAAGCAACAAAAGAGGATGCGAATCTTTCAAAGGAAGAGCTTTCTTTTAAGAAAAGATACGGTGATCTACGGAGACACATGGCAAGCAAAGATAAGGAGACTGAGGAAAGAATCAAAGCTCTTGAAGATCAGTTGTCAAAAGCTACTCGAAATGAATTGGTTCTACCCAAATCTGACGATGAAATAGCAGCATGGACTAAAAAGTATCCTGATGTAGCAGGTATAGTTGAAACCATAGCTGATAAAAAAGCTCGTGAGAGATCCACTGATCTAGATAAGCGTATGCAGGATATAGAAAAGATGCGAGTGGATGCTGTCAAAGAGAAAGCTGAAGCTGAGTTACTTAAACTACATCCTGACTTTATGGATATTCGTGAGGACGATAAGTTTCACGATTGGGCAGATGAACAACCTAAGTGGGTTCAAGATGCCCTATATGAGAACGTAGACGATGCTAAGTCTGTTGCTAGAGTTATTGACCTGTATAAAATTGACGCAGGTATAAAAACTAAAAAGACAGACAGTAAGTCTGCTGCTTCTGCTGTAGGAACAAGATCTAAGACTGCTCCTCCATCTGACGACTCTAATAATAACTGGAGAGAATCTCAAATAGAGAAGATGTCAGATAAAGAGTATGCTAAGAACCAAGAGTCTATAATGGAAGCAATGCGTACAGGTAAATTTGTATATGATTTATCTGGAGCAGCAAGATAAAAAAGTGTTGACAAGGCATTTTTTCTATATATAACTAACACGTACAAACAAAGATTGTCTGACTACCTACGACAAGTATAGACCCAATCTGTTTGAAATCATGTAATCAAACAATATTGCAACTCTAAAAAAGCGTAGCCTCTATAATCATAAGTTTGTTATATTAACGTCATAACAACTTTTATAGGAGGATTTATTATGGCATTTCAAACAACGTCAGGTTATGGCAATTTACCTAACGGTAATTTTTCGCCAATAATCTACTCGAAACAAGTACAGCTTGCGTTTCGTAAATCGACTGTTGTGGGTGACATTACAAATTCTGACTACTTTGGTGAAATCGCAAACCAAGGTGATACAGTCAGGATTATTAAAGAGCCTGAAATATCAGTCAAACAGTACGCACGAGGTACACAAGTTACTGCACAAGATTTGGATGACGAGGACTTCCAACTTGTCGTTGATAAAGCTAACTACTATGCTTTTAAAATGGACGACATTGAGGAAGCTCACAGTCATGTAAATTTTATGCAACTCGCAACTGACAGAGCTGCGTACAGACTTGCTGATCAGTATGACCAAGAAGTTCTTGGCTACATGTCTGGTTACGCACAGTCTGCTATTCACTCTGTTGCTGACGGTGTAAACAGCACAGTCAACGGCACAAAAGCAGTAAGCACTGCAGGATCTGATGAACTTCTTACTTCAATGAAGTTAAGGAAGGACTCCTTTGCTAGTATTACTACTTCATCAGCAGGTGATCACGCAATCCCTGTCCAAAACCTAGCTTCAGGTGCAACATCTGTTTCAACAGCATCAATTACACCTATGGTTCTTATCAACAGAATGGCTAGACTGTTGAATCAACAGCAAGTTGATACACAGGACAGATGGTTGGTTGTTGACCCAATCTTCATGGAACTTCTTGGTGACGAGAACTCCAAGTTGGTAAACGCTGACTTCAACGCAGCCGAACTAAAAAATGGACTTGCCCTAACTAGCATTGCAGGATTTAGACTATACGTGTCTAGCAACCTACCTGCTGTTGGAACAGGTGCAGGAACATCAGGAACTGCAAACCAAAACTCTAACTATGGAGTACTAGTTGCAGGTCATGGTTCTGCCGTTGCGACTGCTGAACAACTCAGCAAAACCGAAACATATCGTGATCCTGACAGCTTTGCTGACATTGTTCGTGGTATGCACTTATATGGTAGAAAGATCCTCCGACCAGAGGCTATCGTTACTGCCAAATATAACGCAGGTTAAGGGGGGACACTAACATGGCAACTTTTGACTTAACAGCAAAATCAACCACTGGTGTTGGTGCTAACTCTATCGCAGCCCTACCTTCAAACGTAGGTACACATATGGTGAAAACCATACAGGAGTACTTGGATATTGACGCTCTTATAGCAGCAGGTAACACTATTGCTGACGGAGATGTTTTCCAAATGCTTGAAATACCTGCAGGAACATTAGTTCTAAACGCAGGTGCTGAGGTTATGTCAGCATTTACTGGAAGTTGTACCTTGGATATGGACTTTGGTGGAGGTGATGACATCATTGATGGTGCTGACATCACATCAACAGGGTTCTGTGCTGCAGGTTCTAACGGACAAACCAACACAGTAGTAGGCAACGCAGCCTCAACATACACTCAGTTCATCAGCACTGCTGATACTATTGATTGTACGATTGCAGGTGCTGCAGCAGCTACAGGTAGGTTACGAGTCTACGCAACTGTGATTGATTGTAACGATCACGGTGCAACAGACAAAGCTACTGAAGTCGATAGAGACTACTTAGCTTAAACTACTTATTGTTTGGGGCAGGGCAACTTGCCCCTTACACTATTAGGACAAGGTGAATGGCAACTTTTTTATCATTAACAAATAGTGTATTAGCAAGATTAAACGAAGTGCAACTCACCTCTTCTAACTTCTCTAATGCGAGAGGTATACAGATTCAAGCACAAAACGCTGTAAATGAATCTATACGATATATAAATCAAAGGGAGTTTCAGTATCCCTTTAATCACACAACAAAATCACAAACATTATCTCCAGGTATAGTTAGATACAGCATACCTGATGACGCAAAGCATGTAGATTATAATACAGCTAGAATAGTTAAAAATAGTGCAATAGGAGCGTCAGGTGCAAATCTAACCATACTTCAGTATAACGACTACATCAATAGAGAAAATGTAACACAAGAAGATGAGATAGTAACAACAACACTAGCAGAAGCATTAGATGCTAGTGAAACAGAGATAGACCTTACGAGTTCCACAGGCTTTGATTCTGCAGGAACTATTTTTATAGAAAACGAAGAGATAACATATACAGGTATTAGCACTAATACATTAACAGGATGCACAAGAGGTGCTAACGGAACAACGGCTGCAACACACGACAATGGCACATCTGTTGCACAGTTTGATAATGGTGCTGCTCCTAGATTTATAGTTAGAACATTAGACAATAACTTTTTATTGTTTCCGTTTCCTAACAGAGCCTATACACTAAAGTATGACTATTTTGCTTTCCCCACAGATCTTTCTGCACAAGATAGCACAACGACTATACCTGCACGATTTGATCCTGTAATAATAGATGGGGCTACAGCTTATGTCTATCAGTATAGAGGAGAGACAACACAGTATCAACTTAACTTTGCACGATTTGAACAAGGTATAAAAAACATGCAAAGTCTTTTAGTAAATAAATATGAGTATGTTCGTTCAACAGTAATACAACAACCTACAGGATATTTTAGTTCAGGAGCGTTGAATTAATGCCTGATCTGTCGCAAACAAGCCCTGCAGTCTTTCCACTACAGGGAGGATTAGTTTTAAACAAATCTACGTTTGCAATGCAACCTGGAGAAGCAATAGAACTTGTAAACTTTGAGCCAGATATTAACGGTGGATACAGACGCATAAACGGTTTTGCTAAGTACAATACTAATGTAGTTCCACAAACAAGTGCCTCAACAGAAGAAGTTTTATTATCCTGCATATTTAACAGCACGATAGTTGCAGCAAGAGGAGAAAAAATATTTACAGCCTCAGCAGGAAGTGGGTCTTGGACAGAAAGAGATAGTGGTAGAACAAGTGCAGGTGTGTATACCTTTGAACGCTTTAACTTTGATGGTAACGACAAACTTATAGTTGCAGACGGAAACAACGCACCAACAGTATTTAACACATCGTTTGCAGCAACTGACGTATCTTCAGGTGGAGGTGGAGAAGTTAGCACTGCCGTAACAGGTGCGAAGTTTGTAGCTGTGTTTAAAGACCATATGTTCTACGCAGGTATGGCTAACAATAAACAAGAGGTTGTGTTTAGTATACCTTTTGACGAAGATGATTTTACCACAGGTAGTGGTGCAGGTAGCTTTAAAGTAGACGACACAATAACAGGTCTTAAAGTTTTCCGTGAAGATTTGTTTGTGTTCTGCCAAGATAGAATATTTAAACTATCAGGAACATCGTCAAGTAATTTTGCTGTTACACCTGTTACTAGAAACATTGGGTGTGTAAACGGACAGACGATACAGGAATTTGCAGGTGACTTGATATTCCTAGCACCTGACGGACTAAGAACTGTTGCAGGTACAGCAAGAATTGGTGACGTTGAACTTGGTACTATAAGTAGTCCTGTGCAGTCTGTGTTTAACGATAACATTGCAAATGCTAGTGGGTTTAGATCGTTAGTAATACCAAACAAAACACAGTACAGGGTGTTCTTTACAAAGTCAGGTGTTTTACAGGCTGTTACGGAAGGTATACTAACGTCACTTAGAGGACAGTCTTTTGAGTTTGCTAATATAAAAGGCATACGACCTACATCAACAGACACGGTTACGACAGCAACAGAAACAATAGTTATACATGGTGGAGACGGTGGGTATGTGTATCGACAGGAATCAGGCAATGACTTTGATGGTACAGCCGTAGGGGGTAAGTATAGAAGTCCTGACCTAAGTTTTGGAGATCCAGGAATACGAAAACATATGCATCGTGTCCTTGTAAGTTACAAACCAGAAGCATCAATCAGTGCTGATATGTTTCTACGATACGACTATGAAGATCCTGATGCACCAAGACCTGCG